AAAAGTAGTTGCGTCGGTTTTCCGGATAGTCAAGCGGATCGCGATACCTGCCCCTGCGCCCCAGCACCATGCCAGTCTGATATGCGCTGTTGGCCGGGTAGATCGTGTCAATAGCGACAGGCGGATTGTCGAACAGCGGGAATAGCGTGTGGTTCTCCTGTAAATATCGTGTGATGCGTTCAGTGTACCATTCAGCATCATCGCGGCTTTTGTCCATCAGTCGCGTCATCTCGCGCTCGCTCATTGACGTTGATTCCGTGCTGCTCCTGCGATCCATCCCTTTATTCATGAACTTAAACGCCAAAACCATCGGCAGTTCAAAGTACATCCACTGGATGATCGCTGGTTGAATGTAGGTCTGCATCAGCGTCGTGTTGTTCGCCGATAAAGTACCGGCGATGACCTGCGTCACGAGTTCAGCGTAAAGCGCCGATCCCACCGCTGGCTGAATGTGCATCTCCTGCACTTTTACAATAGTAGGGCGTAGCTGTGTGTAGCTTACGTTCTCGCTGATGACGGAGTTTTCGATCAGCGTATTTTCGCTTATAAATAGTGCCTTGCTCATTCGACGATTCTTTCAACTTGTGTACCTTTTTTGATTACCAACTGCTGCACCCACATATGCCGGCAGCTTGGCCGGTGCCTGCCATCTTCCAGCGTCAGCCATCCGCCTCTGCGCTCCCAAACGCTATATCCCATGAGCGCCGTTAGCTGGTTGATGTCATCGCGTGTGTATAGCCGTGCGCTGCTCAAATCCATCATTACTTGACAGAACTTGCGGCTTTTGTCGTAGCCTTCTGCCTTGCTTAACCCACGATATTCAGGCCTCCAGTCGTAGCGGTATCGCACCTCGACGATAGGTTCAGGCACTTTCTCCTCTTTGGTCGCCTCACCGATACCGCGCTTCAATGGGTACTTGTTGACCTGCAACAGGTATTGAATGCGCTTGCGGATGCGCGCCTTACTCACCCCGAACTCCTTGGCCATCTCTTCAACTGTCGCATCCTCGCGTTTGCGCCTATATTTTACGATTTTGTCGTCCAGCGCCTTATCTTGGTCGGAAACGGCAAACTGCATGAAGAACTCCGCCTCGCCGTATTCGTTGAAGTCCAATTCGCGCTCTTGCAGCACCTCAAAGCTTTCACGCGCCTCACCGAACTGCTGACCGACTTGCGCCAAGAACTCCAACTCATCAGCTTCATCCGTGAACGCCTGCTCTTTCACGCCCAGTAGCTGGTCAACCTGTTCCGGGTTGAGGCCGAAGCCAGCCGTTAGCATCGTGCGCGCCTGTTCGAGGGTGACCTTGCCCTGCGAATAGTGGCGCACAATACGCATCAGGTTTTGGTACTGCCGCCCCGAAAGCGTCTTGATAGCCTCGTTGACGCCTGCGCTCGCTTCTACGGCCACTTCGCCTGCGTCGGGTGTCGCCTCTGCCAGTGGCTCATAACCCGCCTTTTCGCGCAGTTCATCTTGCGTCAAAATCTGCATCAGCGCCTGCTCGCTAAGTTGTTCAGTGATCGGGTCGAAAGGCTGCAGGTAGAGGCACTCGTAGCCGTTGAATGACGTGAGGTAGTTGATTATGCGCTCGACTATTAAAACGCGGTTCATGATGTAGGTATTTTTGAACAACTCATACGCCTCCGACAGTTCTTTACGGCCTCCCAGCTGCCCCTCGGTTCTGATACCGAACAACATCGGCGAGGTGACGTTGTGCGCCACGAAAATCTCTTCCTGAATCTGCTTGTTGAGCATGTCAAACTGCTTATCAAGGTCGCTCGGCGTTAGCGACTGTATGCTCGGCGCGTTTTCCTTTCCGGTGCTGAAGGTCAGCACAAAGCGCCCTGCGTTGTTTGCGCCGCTGAACTTGTTGCGCATCTGCCTCTCTATCTCTTGTTTTTCCTCGTCCGTCGGGATGCCATCAGCGAAGTTGATCATCTGCCCACCCCAAAACTGATTGCGGATGTTGCTGATGTGAAATTTAGCGATCTCAACGTCGCACTCGATGTAAGCCAGTGCGCCCTGGTAGTTCGGCAGTGGGTAGTGCTTGACGCCAGCCGCATAGTGGCGATAATAGAACAGCTGTTTGCCGACGCGGTTATTCGGGTCGAACTTCGGCATCCGCTCAACTTCCGCGCCCTTCGGGTACTGGCGGATCATACGCTCATCGTACCAATCGGCAATCAGAAACATCGTATCATCCAGCGACACGCGCACCTTTTCAAACGGCACATGTTCAATGAAGGCGATGCCGCCGCCCCTGTTCCACGTCACCGCCAATGCGAAGCCGTTGAATAGCTCGAGGTCTAAGACAAACTTCTGCGTCAGGTCGTTCAGGTCGTCATCTTCGTTCACGTCAGCCATGAACGCTTCTGCCTTTGCCTGCTGCGCCACGGTAGTCTTATCTGCATCGACTGCCCATCCTTTGCCGGCGATGTAGTTGCACTTGCCGTTGATGATCGCGTTGTGCTTGGCGCTTTTCTTGTAGATGTCAAGAAGGTAGTATGGGTAGTCGTTCATCTCCCCAAACGTGTACAGGTCGTTGACCTTCGACTGTAACATCAAAGGGTAGCGATAGTCCGCCTGCGGGATGAAGCTGAAGTTGAATTTATTGCTGCTCATAAGTTGTAACTAACGTAGTCAATCGTGTTGGTGGTCTTGCTGTATGTCTGCTCTGTCGTTTCGATTTGCGCCAATCCTGTTTCGATCACCCTTGGCGCGGTTGCTGGCAGAAGAAAGCGGCGCATGGCTCTGGTGTAACGGTTAGAGGTATTGTCTTTGCTGTGAGTGCCTGTAACTCCGTTATTGAAGTTAATAGTGTAGGCTTCATCAGCATCGTATTCAAATGATGTCCAATAGGTGTGATTTGCGAAATTGCCTAATCCTGCGTTATGCAGCTTAACTCGCATCTCGCTCAATTCGCCCACTGATGGCAGGAACCAATCGCTAAATCCGTTCAGCACCAAGTCATTGGCAAGCCGTGCAGCGATGCCAGCAGTTGCGCAACCTGCCACGATTGCTGCGGTATTGGCAATGCCTTGACCTATCTGCCCAGACAAGCCTCCAATGAACGTCCCCTTACACCCCCAAGGCGCATTCGTAGATTGGTCTGATTCCGCCGTTATGTAGGCATAACCGCTGTCGGTAAATGTGTACAAGCCGCCCTGCACGAAGTCGCCAGCAGCGTAGCTGGCAGGGTTCTCGGTGACCTCGTAGCGATACTGCCCTTTGTCCAATGCGCCCAACGTGAAGGCGAATTTGTCGTAGCGGCTTTCGTAGCTGCTTAGGTTGTCAACGGCGTTGATGAATACGTCCGTAGCGTCAAGCGTTGCAAGGTTCGTCAGCCGCAAGCGGTAGACCGTCGCACTGTTCGCCCGCTCCGTCCACGTCACCGCTATCGTGTTGCTTTGGCTCGCCTTGAGGTATAGCATGAAGTTCTTTTATTGAAATATCCCTTGCCACGTTTTTATACAAATTGAACCGCCGCCGCGTGATCGTGTCAATGTCCAGTCGCTTCTGCATCTTGGCCGTAAGCCTATCCGCCATCTCGCGAACCATCGCTGGCTCGTTGATCATTGCCTTCATCGACTTATACCACTTCTTCGGCTGCTTTTCGTCCACCAGTACGCCATCCCAGCCATCTTGTATGCAATCGGCATACATGCAGACGTTGCTGGCGATGATCGCCTTGTTCATCCATGCGGCCTCGGTGACCTTCAACTCCGACTTCAACCTGTTGAACTTATTGTCGCGAAGCGGCGCAAGCGCAACGTCAATGAAGTTGTAGCCGCCAACGTAGCTGTAAATATCCGCCGCCTGTATGCGTCCGTAGTTGTTGTTCTTACCCTTATTGCTGAACACCTGCTCATACTGCTGATATATCGGGTTGCCCTCATTCCACCCGGCAAGGTACAGCATATATCGATTTTCCAGCGTGTGATCGTCGCAGAGGCGCGACAGTGGCAGTTCCAGCAATGCCACGTCCTCGGTATGTTGCGCCGCGCCGAAGTAACCGAAGCGCAGTCGCTCGCTCGTAGTCGGTTGCGGCTTGAACTGGTCGTAAAGTAGGTGCGGTACGTTTTCGCAGATCGTTACGTTTTTATTCAGCTTCAAAATCTCATCTCGGAGGTACGTTGTTGTTGTGATAACCGCATCCGCAAGTTTGACGTGTTCAGCGACAACGGCAGACATATTCGTTTCATGGTAATGCTTGTAGAAGCTATGCCCAGTCCCTAAATGCCAATAATCATCCATGTCCAAGATAATCTTCGCGCCGTATTGGCGTAGGATATCGGCGACAGGTTTAACAGCCTCAATAGGCCCAGCAATCCAAGTGCGGTTATACAAGAACAAGTCAATCGTCCGTAGTTCTTCGTCGCTCATCGTGCGCACGTCGGCGATACTCACGAACTCGGCTTCGCTGCCGAACATCTCATGGACGCGACTGCTTGGCATCTCCAAGCGGTAATAACTGCACCCTGTCGGATGCTGATTGTAGACAATACATACACGCATAGAGCAAAGTTAGGGCAAAAAAAAGAACCCTGCGCCACCATACGCAGGGTTCAACAACCAACCAAAACTGATGCTAATATACGCTATCCTTCGAGCGTTTGCGTCGATGAAGTGACAGCGTTTGCCGCGGCAGCCGTAACCTCAACGCATGGCTCTTCTTCCATGCCAGTAAGCGTCAACTCATAGCCACTTCTATCACCCATCGCCGTACCTGTCTGCGACGTGCCAGCACTTACTTCGATGCCGTTGTTCTTGCCAAGTAGCCAATACTTGCCATTTCTATCTTTAACAATAGCCATCATACGCGCCGTAGTCACCAGCCTCAACTCGTTGCGTACAGCTTGCTGCAGCTTGTTGATGATAAGCGTAGCCTCCTGCTGATAAAAGACCGTGCCGTTCTCCGTTGATGCGTTTATCGTTTCCGTGAACTGGCCGACACCTTTCGGCAGTTCGTATTTGTAGAAGCCGCTGACACCTGCACCTGTTGTGCCGCTGCCAACGCTTCCAGTTATCGTTGTCACCTGCGATGACGCGTTAGTGACTATGCTTGTAACCGCCGTGAATGGCGCAAGCCTAATCTCCGTAATGCCGCCGACGCTGTCGCGGCATCCTAATTTATATCCAGTTGTTAGAGCGCAAGCCATATCTATTTCGTTTAGTTATTGACAAAAGAAAAGAAGCGGGGAGGGTTGCCCCTCCCCACCAACTTACGCGGTCTTAAGCGCCGGAGTTGTAGCGTTGTTGCCCAAAACCAAGCTGATGTCAGCAGGGAAGGCAATCTGCACGCCGTACTTATACGCGGCTTGGAATCTTACGCTGTCGTTGTCGTACGATGCCCAAATGCGGAATTGATCTTCGTCGGAGAGTAAGTCCGTGCCGTAAAACAAGTTGGAGAGAGATCCAGCGAAAATACGCTGCGTGTTGTTCAATCCATTCACAGCTACGACCTTCATGTTTGTGCCGGGGTAGAACATCTCGCCGCCAGCTACCTGTCCGAGGTCGCCCTGATACAAGTTGACAGCCACCAACCTATGCGCGAGCATACGATACAAGTCCCATCCGCAGAAAGCTACCAAGTCGTTGTTGCTGATGACGCGAGTTGGCAGGTTGTTATATGCTGTTTCAAAGCCACTGACAATCGTCGAATCGCTGAAGTTAGCGCCAAGCTGCGCGGTTACGACGCTGGAAGCACCTGCACCATAGCGTGTCAGCCATAGCAATCCACCACCACCTGTGCGGTTCAACTGCGCATCACCTGATGGCGACGTTCCGCCCACAGTCCATCCTGCCGTTCCTGATACCGAAGCACTTGCAGCGGCAACCGATGGCACTGACTGCCAAATGGCGCGCTCAATACCTTCGGCGATGCGCTTTGCCTTCTGCGTTGCGAAAGCCTGCTCAAATGGCACGCCTTCGTAGTTGCTGCCTTGCGTCAGCTGCGATGCCAGCCAAGCCGTTTCAAGTGAACGAGGACATAACTCCTCCTGCACCTTAACGCGAGCGACAGTGATTGTACGCTGGCTGAATGTGGTAGTGCCGTCGGCGTTCCACGCACACGCGGTTGCATCTTGGAACACAGCGTCGGTGTCCATGATGTTTAACGCTTCCTGCGACTTAATGCCCACGCGCTTCTGCAATAATGACTGCGTCTTTGCGTCAAATACAGTTTGGGTTATCAGAGGCAGCTTGTTCTGCTCGACGTACCCGGTGATTGTTGCGATTGAAAATGACATAGGTTATTTTTTTAGGGTTTTTAGGGTTTCTTGTACTTCTGCAAGTCTGCTGGCACGGCTCATTTTCACCGACTCCACAACAGCGTCACTTGCTCTTTTCTTGGGTGCAGCCGTAGGCATCTGCGCCAACGCTGACAGTGCCGTGTCAATAGTGCTGAACCTTGCGGCGTTAGCTTCGACCTCTCCGCCCATCTTCGCCATCATCTCCTCGACCTTTGCAGCCAAGGCGGCGATAGCGGCCTCCATGGCCTGCATCCGCTCTTCATGTGGATCGGCAGGTGCGCCTTCGCCTTCGGGTGCTACTTCAATCTCCACCTCTTGCGCTTCAACAGCTTCGGGTGCAGCTGGTGCCGGTGCAGCGTCGCCGATCTCGACGATCTTGCCGCCTTCGGTAGTCAC